AGATTTAAAGTTAGCTTTATTTGATTTAGTTAACTACTATTTAAAAGATGAACATAAAGAAAGAAGAACGATAGCAGGAGCAACATTGCAGAATCAAGGAAGTTCAGGGATTGCAAATAATACAGATTTCCCAGACCATATAAAAAGAATACTTGATTTATATAGAGTTATTATATAATGGCTTTAAAAAAAATAAAAGAATTTATAAAAAAACAAAAATTAGAGAGTAAAATAGATGAACTTGTAAAAGAAAGAATGGGTGAAATGCACATTGAAAGTTACATTTTTACTGAAAAAAGAATACAAGAATGGGCAAGATGGTGTTGTAGTGCACAATGTTTAGATTTAGTAAATCAAGGACATAATACTAAAGGTCAAATAAACCCCCTCGTTAAAAAAATGCAAAAAGAGTTTTTTGCACAACTAAAGTTTGAGTTTAGAAATCGCCCTGACTTTGTATTGATGCCCTTAAGTCAAGGAGACCCTGGACTAGAGATAACTCAATTTGTAAGAGGTACTACTTTTCAGCCTTCAAAAGAATCGATAAATACTGGAAGTAAGTTAATTAGAAATAAAATTGGTTTTGCAAAAGAAGCAGGTCTTCAAGCAGTCCCAGTACTTAAGAAAGGCGGAACATATTTAAGAGAACAATCAAAAGGCTCAGAAAAGCATAGACTAGGACATGCAATGACTCAAGGTAAAAGTGCACTGCATGGTCATCATGGAGGTTCCGGAGCTGATATAAAACTTGAAGCAGGTGAAATAATACCTCCTACAACTGCTGGAGGTGTAATTGCAAGAGACAGAGTTAAGAATGATTTAATCAATCCGCATACTTTTTTAGGAGACGGTTTTACAGAAAGAACGCCAGAAGATATGAAAGATGATGCAATTCAATTAAGTAAAGACGAAATTTTATTTGACATTGTAGCATCAAGTTTATTAGACTGGTTTGACCACCAATTACGTATTGACAGAACACCTTATACAAATCTTGAAGACGGAGTCACATATACGTTTGTAGAAGACATAGTATATGTAGATTTTGCTTTAGGAGACGGCCCTGTAGGTAAAGCTAATACAGCTTATAGAAATAAATGGGATGCAAACAAAACTGATGGAGTTACTCAAAGAATTAACGAAGCATTAGATGATATTTCTGAAAGCATTGAAGAATATGTTATTAATGAAGGACTACAAAATCAAGGAAATTTAGCAGCACTGCAAATGTCCCCTTCTAGTGTTGATAATGTAACTTCAGTAGGTACTAATATGGTAATTAATGAGGTAGTACGAAAACTACCGAAAAATAAAGTTACCAAAAGCCTTGTAGCACCGCTAATACCTAAGAAAAGAAATTACAAGCATCCAATAAAAAAATCAAGAGTATCAGCGGCAGTACTAATTAACAAAGGCAAAAAACATGGTAGAAGAATACCAAAAAGTTCAAAAAACACTTCTAGTAATCCACGACCAAATGTAGTAGGTTTAAAAGAAATATTAAATCAACAGTTACCAGAAAAACTTTTAGCTAATATGGGTAGTCCTGCTCTAAATAACCAGACAGGTAGATTTAGACACAGTGCTAATGTAACAAACATAGTAGTGGGTCCAAGAGGGGGCACAGAGATACAGTATACATATAGGAAAGACCCTTATAAAATGTATGAGCCTGGGGGCGAAAGAGGAAGCACCGCTAGAGACCCAAGAAGATTAATAGGCGGAACAATTAGAGAAATGGCTTCTGAAATAATGAAAAATAAATTTATAAAGATTAGGAGCGTATAATGGCAGCAAGAGATTACACAACACGAAGAAGTGCTATAGTAAATGCTTTTGTTACTAAGCTAGAAGAAATAAATGGTACAGGACATTTTCTAAGTTCAATATCAAGTGTTTCCCCAAGATTAAAATTTTGGGACGAAGTAGAAGAGTTTCCCGCTGTGCATGTAAATGCAGGTAGTGAAACAAGACAGTATTTAGGAGCAGGAGAAAAGTTTAGGTATTTATCTTTAACTTTTCGTTGCTATGTACAAGAAGATGACCCAGTAGAAGCATTAGAAAAATTAATGGAAGATGTAGAAACTGTATTAGAAACAAATAACCCAATCACGTATACTGATAAGTTGGGATTAGTGCAAAGCACTATTCAAACTACAATACTCAGTATTGACACGGACGAAGGCGTATTAGACCCTCTAGGAATAGGGGAAATAGTAGTAACGGTCCAATACTAGAAAACAGCCGCGGCAGACAATAGTTTAGCTAACGCTCTTTTCATAACAAAAGGAGAAATTAAATGGCAGATACATTTTATTTTAGTCGAGATACCAAAGTACATCTAAAGGACAGTTCAAATGTTGTTTACAACATACCTGTACTAGATGGCTTTAGTTTTTCTCAGGCGACAAACACAACCGAGGTAACACTCAACGAAATGACCAATGCAGCTGGAGATAGCAGAAGAGCTAGACAAATGTTTACTGATTCTTACGCACCAGCAGAATGGTCTTTTTCAACTTACATTAGACCTTTCGCTACTGGCGGAGCAGGTTCTGGTGGAGAACACGCTGGAAGCGCAGGTGACGAGCATTTAGTAGAAGAAGCTTTATGGAATGCATTAGCAGGTAATAGAGCAATCGGCACTTCAGTTGATAACAACAACGGCCCTGGATTTACAACCAGTTCATCAGCAGCTACTATTAATTTTAGTAAATCAAACCATGCATCTTTAGATACTTTCACATTACATTTTGAAATGGGCAGTGGAAAAGCACTTCCAGTTGTTTATAAAATTGCTAATTGTGTAGTAAATGAAGTAACAGTTGATTATGATATTGATGGAATAGCTACAGCACAGTGGTCAGGAATGGGTTCTCTCATAACTGAAGATACTATGACAACAGCAACAAGATTTGAAGGTACAGCAGCCGCAGACACTAACAACTTCATTAGAAATAGACTTACAGATTTAACAGTATCTAATATAGAAACCACACAAACTAATAGTGGAGCTGCAGTTAGTAATTCTACTTCTGTAACTTTAAGTGGAGCTAATACAGCAATTATAGTAGGACAAACAGTAACAGGCACAGGAGTACCAGCAAATACTAAAGTATCAGCTATATCAGGTACAGGACTAACTTTAAGTGCTGCGAGTACTATAGCAGCTGGTGCAACTTTGACGTTCACAGAAGCAGGAATGCAAAGTGCTTATGCTTTAACACTAACAGGCGGTAATTTTACTATCTCTAATAATATGTCATTTTTGACACCAGAAACTTTAGGAATTGTAAATCAACCTTTAGGACATGTTACAGGAACTAGAAGTGTATCAGGTAGTTTTACTTGTTACCTAAATACTCCTGCAACTGGTAACTCAAGCACAGACTTATTTGAAGATATTATTAGCGAAGTAGATACTATAACAAATAGTTTTGGATTAACATTTGTAATTGGTGGAACAGGAAATAATCCTATAATGACAGTAAATATGCCTTCTTGTCATTTAGAAGTACCTACCCATGCAATAGACGATTTAGTTAGTTTAGAAACTAGTTTCCATGCTTTACCATCTTCCGTAGATGGCACAGATGAAATTACTTTAGTAGCAGTAGGACCAAACGTAACTTAATATATTAAGTAAACCGGGAGGGGTAAAACCCTCCCACATTTTTAACAGAACAGAAAGGAAAAGTATTATGACAGAACAGAACAAAAAAGTATCACTAGCGAGTCTTATGACTCCAAGTAAAACAGTATCAGTAGATTATCCTACTTTAGAAGGATTTTCGGTACAACTTTGCTACTTAGCAAGAGAAGAATTACTTAAATTAAGAAATAAGTGTTTATCTCAAAAATTAAACAGAAAAACCAGAGCGTTTGAAGACACTCTTGACGAAGACAAATTCTTATCAGAATATTGCAAATCAGTAATAAAAGGCTGGAATGGCCTGAAGTACAAATACTTAGAAGAGCTTCTATTAGTAGATATTTCAGGGGTAGACCCAGAAGCTGAGTTGGCTTTCGACATAGAAAATGCAGAAACATTAATGAAAAATGCTGCAGACTTTGACACTTGGGTTACAGAAGTAACTGGTGATTTAGAAAATTTTACCAGAGTCAAGTAAATCAAATACTAGAACTACTTGATGAACAATACAGAACTGGACAAATTAGCGAAAAAATATATCTAGATATATGCGAACAAAAAGGAATCCAGCCTGACCCTAATGAAATGCCACCGAACGTAGGAGATTACCCCTATGAGGTTCAGGTGGCATTTTTTATACACGATATACTTCCCGATAGATGGGAAGGCATGAGTGGTCATTACATGGGAAAAGATATGTCATCTTTAGGGACTTTACTAGAGGTTTGGGAAGTAGAAGATAGAAGAGAAACTTTATACTTTATAAAACACATAGAAGCAAGAAACTCTAGAAAAATAAATAAAGAAAATGAGCAAAAAAGCAAAGGTTCAAACAAACCTAAAGGCGGAGGTATAAACTCCGCGGACATACAGAGATAATGGCAAAGAAAGATAAAGCAGGGGCAGTAATAAAATTTAAGGTTCAAGACGATGGCTCTTTAAAAAGACTCGGAAAAGAATCAAAAAACGCAGGTAAAGCTGTAGATAAGTTGAATCGTTCTGAAGCAACTCTAAATCGTAATTTTAAAGGCGCATCGCGTCAATCATCCAATCAAACCAAAAACTTTTCTAAGATGGCTCAGGGCATCACAGGTGGACTTGTGCCTGCGTATGCTACCTTAGCTGCTAATATATTTGCTATTGGAGCAGCTTTTAGATTTTTACAAAGTGCGGCTGATTTAAGGATTTTAGAATCTGGACAAATGGAATATGCTCAAAGAACAGGACAATCACTTTCAATTCTAACTCGACAATTACAGGCAGCTACAGATGGACAGTTAGCTTTTGCAGATGCAGCTCAATCAGTAGCTATCGCTACAGCAGCGGGTTTATCAGCGAAGCAAATTAACGAACTAGGTAAGGTTGCAAAAAATGCTTCTCTTATGTTAGGTAGAGATTTGACTGATTCATTTAATAGACTAGTAAGAGGTGCTGTAAAAGCGGAACCAGAATTATTAGATGAATTAGGTATTATTCTAAGACTTGAAACAGCTGCTGAAAACTATGCACAGAAACTAGGTATAAACGCTAAACAGTTAAATATATTCCAAAAGTCACAATCAGTTGTAAATGAAGTATTAGCTCAAGGTTTAGAAAAATTTGGCGGAGTAGAAACTGCAACTAATGGACTTACAAAACTTGCAAAATCTTTTGATGATTTAGTAAACTCAATAAAAAGAGCTATAGGGCCTATAGCAGAATTTATGGCAGCAACTCTATCTAAGAATACAGTAGCAACAGCCGGAATGGGTATTCTTGCAGGCTCAACTCTTTTAAAAGCTATAACACCTGAGTTAAAACAGATTGATGCAGCGCCTCAAGTAACCGCTGCTAGAACAGGTATGCAAGGCATGCTTACCGAAAAGGGTATGAATAAATTTGGAGCTTTGGATAGCCCAGCCTCTATCAAGCAATTCGAACTAGCAATGACTAGAAAATCATCATTATACCTAAATTATAGTAAATTTGTACAGTTTGAAGCAAAAAGAATGGCTTCTATTTTAAAAATCCAAGGACTACAAAGTCAATTAGATTCAGCTGGTATGTTTAAAAGAATGGGATTAAATTGGAAAATAGAAATGGAACTTATGATAGCTGAACATGGCAAAGCCATGGGTAGAATAAAAATGGCACAAAGAGGACTTATTAAACTTATAGGTGCTTTAGGATATATAGGCTTAGCAGTTAGTGCAGTAGCTATGTTAGTTCAATTATTTGATAGGGCTACTGACGCAGAAAAAGCCTATAAAGATGCTCAAATTGCTTTTGGTAATTTATATGAATCCAACGCTAAAGATTTAGAAAAAACAATTGGTAGCTTAAAAGTACACGACGCTTTAATGACAAATATGCTACAAACAGCTAGAGCTTTAAATAATATAGATTTTGGTGATATAATGTCAGGACTTGGAGAAGGTCCTGGAGGCGGCACGGGCGTTGTAGCAGCTTTTAGAGCAGGTAATTATATGCCCTTTCGTGACGATAGTAATGAGTATTTATCAAAAGGACAAATGAAAGGTCTAGAAGGTACAATAAGATTATTAGAAGCAGAGAAAAAAGTATTAATAAAAGGAAGTACTGCATACAAAGAACATAATAATATTATTGGATTAGTACAAAGTACTTTAGACGATAATAAAGATGGAGTATTATCAACGACTGACTCTTATGCTAATATGAGCAAAGAATTTGCAAGAATAGCAGAAGATGGAACAATAGCACAAGGAGTAATGAAAGGTCTAGGTCAGACAACTCAAATATTAACAAGTTCTACTTCAGACTTTGAAAAAGCTCTTCGTTCTTTTAAAACTCCACAAACTCAACTAACAAGATTAACTAGTAACATAAAACAAGCCGGTGATGCTTTAAAAGGTTTAGGAGATAGTTATGCATCGGGACAAGTCGATGTAAAATTTAATAAAGATACAGGTACTTTATTTGATAACGCTACTACTACAATGATAGATACGTTCTTACCTAAAAGTATAGAGCCTGGTAATATAAGAGAAGTAATGGCAGCGGCTCAAAAAGAAATTGCAGGATATACAGAAGCAATAGAATCAGGACTATTTAGTGAAAAACAAACGAGTGCTTATAAAACTAAAAGAGCTGAAGCAGCAGGAAGCATAGTTGCATTAGTAGGTGAAGCAACAGTAGCTGAAGCAAAAAGACTCCATGACTTGGAAATGGAAATGATAAAAGACAAAACAAAAGTACAAAAAAACTCAATTTTATTAGGTATAGGTGCAACAAAAGGACAAACAAAACAACTAAAAATGCAAGCAGCAATGTTAACTAATAATATAGCAATGAATAATCAAAAAATTCTTTTAGAAGAATTAGAGAAAAAAGGACTCACAAAAGACGATGCCCAAGTAGTACTAGAAACAGAAAAGTTACATTTAATGCAAGCTCAAGGGCTGCAACTACAGTTTCAGCTAGATAAAGCTCACCAGTTATCAATGGCCATGAAAAACTCATTTGAAACAGGAATAGCTGGAAGTATAGATGATTTAATTACAGGAAAAAATAGCAGTCTTTCAGAAGCTATGGCAAATCTTGCAAAAGGAGTATTTGAATCTTTTTCTAAGACTATTGCAGACCAAATGGCTACTGGTATTACTGATTTCTTATTCGGTAGTAAAGAATTAGAAGGATATAAGAAAGGAGCAGAGATAATAAGAGAAGCCCATATTCAAGGTATTAGTCAAGGTATGGGAACAAAGATGGGAGATATTAGTATGAATACCGATACTGGTGAAGGAGGTTCTACTTTTGGAAAAATAATGAAAACAGTAGGTTCTTTCTTTGGATTTAGTGGAGCTAAAGGAGGCATTACTCCTGTATATGCAGCAAGTGGCGGAGTATTTTCTGGCTCAAAAGCAGGCTACCCAGCAATGATGCATGGAAACGAAGCAGTAGTACCTTTACCAGATGGAAAATCAATACCTATAAGTGGTAACCTAGGTGGTACTGTAAATGTCGCTGTAAATATGACAACAGGAGAATCGTCTTCAACAACAGATTCTTCTGATATGATAGCAATGGGAGAATCCATAGCACAAGCAGTACAAAATGAAATAGAAAAACAACAACGACCAGGCGGACAATTAAGTCCTTATTAGATAGATTATGGCAACAGGATTCAATGTAGGAGGTTCACTAGGAACCGTAATGCCCGATAAAGGGATAACACAAAGTAATGCACCAAAAGTGTTTGTAAGTACTTTTGGAGATGGCTATGAGCATAGAGTTCCAGACGGAATAAATAATACACCTCAACAATTCGCTGTTAGCTTTGCAACTAGACCTAAAGCAGAAATAGATGACATAGTAGAATTTTTTGAAATTAAAGGTGGAGTAACTGCTTTTAATTATGTTCTATCAGATACTAATTCAGGAAGCAGTGAAAAAACAGTATCAGTAGTTTGTTCTGCATGGAATCAAGTCTGGGCATATGATAATTTCTATACTTTAACTGCAACTTTTAGGAGAGTTTACGAGTCATGAGTATTATACAGGATTTACAGACACAAGTACAATCGTCACCGCTTATTCAATTATTTGAAATTGAAAAAAGTACTGGAACGTTTGCTTATGTAACTCCTGGAGAGGACAGTGATGGGTCTTCTTTACAAATGTATGATTATGCAGACAATACTACTTTAAGAACTTATGCTCCTTATCCTGTAGTAGCAGATAATTTTGATATAAAAGTATCAGGAGCTATAACTAGACCTACTTGTAGTTTTTCAAATATTGGTAGTAATTTTACTACTTTAATTGGTACTTCAGACATAGATAGTTTAATAGGTAAAAGTTTTATTAGAAGATTAACTTTAAAAAAATATTTAAAAGGAGAATCTGCTGACACAGGTTCTGGAGCTCAATCAATAGAGTTTACAAGACAAGTATGGATTATATCAAAAGTTATGAGTAAAGACTCAACCGTAATAACATTTGAACTATCTTCACCTTTTGATTTGCAGGGAGTCAAAATACCAGCAAGACAAATAGTAGCAAATGCATGTCCTTGGGAGTATACAGGAGCAAGTCCTGATTTAGCAGAGTCTGCAAAATGTGGAGGTTGTAGTTGGCATAGAGAAGGAACTTTTCAAGTATCTACATATAATAGTGTAAGCCAAAAAGTATATGTAACAGTAGATGATGAGTATATACACAACTCTTCTGCAAGCTATACAGACTATACAGCTGCTGGTAATAGTACTTCTTTTATAATAAATAGTTACATAAAGACAACAGGAAACTCAGCAAAACAAATTAGTAATACAGGAATAGTATCTAGTGTTTCTGATGTAGTAAGATATTGGATAGTTAATGTATCAGGAACAAAAGCACAATTAGGAACTCCCAGTGAAACTAATGCGAAGTTTACTCCTGTAAGAGTCTATAGCACTTATAATGCAAGTACTGCTTATAAAGTTTATACTGATGATAGGTTAAATGAAATAGCTTTGCATAGTAATTATGTATGGAAAGCACAAAAAAGCACTACAGGAAATACCCCTGGATTTACTCAATTTTGGAAAAGAGCAGATGAGTGCGGTAAAAGACTTTCTTCTTGTGCTAAGCGTTTTGGATTTAGCCCAGTAAATGTTACGGATGCAGATTCCAGAGCTAAAGCTTCTATCAATACTTCTAGGGTACTTCCATTTGGAGCTTTTCCAGGGTCTAAATTATTTGACTAAGTTTCTAGACGACATCTTTGAGTACGCAAAGAAAGAAGCTCCTCGTGAAATGTGCGGGCTTCTAATAGAAGAAAATAACAAGGAAAAATGGATTCCTTGTGAAAATAAATTTTTAGGAGAAAATCAGTTTGAATTTGACGCAAAGACTTTCGCAAAATATCAACTGTTTTCAAAAATATTATATGTAGTCCATAGTCACTATGGGCAGGATTGTAAACCAAGTCAGCATGATAAAAATGTTGCAAAAAGTTTGGGTATACCATTTTTAATTGTATCTTACCCAGAAAAAGGAGTTGAAGTATATGACCCACGTTAAACTAATGGGAGAAATCGGAGAAAAGTTTGGAACGGACTGGGATATGGACGTGTCTAACTTTCGTGATATGTTTCGTCTCATAGAATGTCAAACAGAAGGGTTTAAACAATACTTACTAAATTGTGCAGATAATGGAATAAATTTTACTATTCAAAATGGAGAAGACCTAATAGATGGAACACTAGATGCAATGATAGCTCCAGTACGAGATACAGTAATTATAACTCCTGTAGCTGCAGGAGCTGGTGGAAGTGACGTACTAAAGGTAGTAGTAGGTGCAGTTTTATTATACTTTGGAATAGGATATATAGAAGGAGTATTTGCCTCTGCAGAAGCAGCAGCAGCTACTGAATACGCAAATGCTCTAAATCAATTAAACGCAGGTGTTGAAATGTCAGAAGCTGCTGCTGCTATGGAAAGCTCAGCAAAAACTATGGAGTTTATGAGTAAAGCAGG